AGTTCATGCCATCAGAAGGCATATTTAAATTACTTCTCACGTTTGAGCTAATAGTAAACGCCTTTGCCTTACCTGCATCGTGGGTGGTACTTAGATTGAACACCCTCTTGCCTTCCCGCAATTCTTCAAGAGTCGCTGTAGCTTCTCCAACCATTGCAATCATGTCAGGTGGTATTTGACCCGTTTTGCCACGAAACAAATGTTTCATTGTCAAGGTGGAAACAAGTGTTTTTAAAGCCCAATCGTCCGAGGTTTGTAAATCAGACAAATTAGTAGATGTGTAAAGACCACCACGCAACGCATAAGACTCAACTTCTGAAGATGCTTTTTCAATAGCATTCGTTACAGTTGAGTTGTCCACGCTAGATTGTGGACTTCCCGTATACGAAGACAATTGTTTAATCATCCTAGAATCAAAAGACTCTGCTAGTTCGGATGCTGTGATGTAAGTTGCTTGTGCCATGTAATCTCCATAAAAGAAGGCGAGAGGGAAAATCCCTCCCGCCCTCGTAGGGGGTCGGGTTAATCGTAACCCAATATGTCTTAATCAATTCCCCGAATCTTGGAGGAGGTAACCAGAGGGGGAACGATTAAAACTATTTGTGTCCTAATTAGTCCCACACGTCTTGGAGTAAGTACCCACTTAGAGGTGCAGTTAGAACCACTGCTGAATCATCAACTACACGACCTCGTATTCTACGATTCCATGTGTCATCTTCGGTTTCTACGGTCATATCTTCATAAGCAAAGATTGAAAGTGTTGAGAAATCTGGAACGCCTTCTGTTCCCATTTGACCACCAACTCGTGAAACGAATACACAATCGTCATCAAAGATTCGTGAACGTGCTTTCGTGCCACCTTTACGATTTGTAACTCGGCTAGTTGGGTCTACAATAATTCCACCAACGCCAAAGAATGTTGAAAGGAGTAGGAACTCATCAAATTCTCCTGCGCCACGAACAAAGTTTGCTGAGAACGGACTTCCTTGGAAATACGTGCGATATTCCGCAGATTCTGTGATTGCGTGTGCGGTTTGGTCGGACATTACTGCTGTGATGTCTTTTGCTGTAACTGCTTCGTTAGTGTTAGAAAGGATTGCTTCAACTACGCCATTAAATGACTTTTGAATGTAGTTGTTTGATGATGTTGCTGAACTCCACTTACCACCGCCAATATTAGTTGCTGTGTCAGTTGTGCCTGTTACCCAGTTACCTGTTGTAGTAAGAGCTTCAGCGCATCGGTATGAACGAATACGCATACACTTTGATGCCGACATTCTAGCGTGTGATGCGATTACATCGAAGTCGGCATTACCTGCTGATTTCTGTCCGAGTTGAAAAGTTGGTGCATGACGTTGAGTTCTGAATGTGCTGAACTCGTGGTCTTGTTGGATGCCTTCTGGCGCATCGTTGCCATCGCCCCAAACCCAATCGGAGGTGCTGACGACTCGTGCTTGTTCTTCTTCATCAATCTTGAGGTAGTAGCCAGTATCTTTTGATACAGGAACTAATTTTGCGTATTGGTTTACTGCGAAGGAACTTGGGTTGCGTGAAAACTCAACCTGTACTAATCCTGTCGCTTCACTGAATGTAGGGACATAGGTGTTTGCTTGTCCGGGTGCTACTTCTGCCATTTTAGTGTCTCTTTTTCTTTAAGGTTTGTTAGTTATTATGAAAGGTCGTGCCGTGCGGTTTTCGGTCGCCAAAGCATACGGATTATTTCGCCGCTTGCACCTGACTCTAACGCTATACCGCAAGTGTGTCTATTTAATGTGCCCGAAGCGGTTTCTGCTACCGCTTTGCCGTCTGCATCGCTTTCGATACTATTACCACGAGTAATAGACCCACCGCATTCTACATTGACGATTGAACCCATTTGCAAAGTTACATGGTCGCCATCTTCTGCGTGGTTTGCTGAATCGAATTGACGAGTGCTTCCTGCAACTACTCCGATAGATAATTCATTTGCATCGGATTCGAGGCATTGGTTATCTGCGGATGTAGATACTTTTATGATACGGTATGGACGAATTGTTCCACCCGCCTCTAGGTTTGGTTGTATTGAATGTGTCATTATGATATTTCTCTCTTGTTAGTTAAGATTTACGGAGTTCTTCTTGGTAGACTTTTTGGAACTGTGTTGCTTCAAGACCTTCTTGGGCAATTCGTTTTACAGCATTTTCAGAAGCTTGTTTCTTCTGGTCAATACTGAAGTTTACTTTTGTTCGTTGCCGAGTATTTTTAGTATTGACTTTTTTGCCAACTGGTACTCGTTTCATCGTTGATTTCCAGAACTTTAATTTTGCAACTGGGTCTTTGCATCCCATCAACTCTGCAAGCATTACATCTCTGTGTGCTTTTACGAGGTAGCCTTGTGAAGCAAGATTGTCCAATGCTCGATTGAATCGTTCTTTCTTCACCTTATTAGCCATTCCGTCAAGGCGTTTCTTGTACAAATCTCGTTGCCTTTTAATGCGGGAATATGTGCGTAGAAGCTTAGTTCCAGATGCAGATTTGCGAAGTTTTTTGAACTCTTGTTTTACTTCTTCGTCTTCATCTTCACAGTGTTCGCCTTTGCAAAATTTTTCTTCTTCTGGCATTTCCTCATCTAGCATTTCAGCATCAAACATCATTTCTTCTTCATCTTCTGAAGGTGGTTCTGTTTCAGCCATTTGCGCTTCTAGTTTGGAAATCTTGTCCTTTAACTCATCGTTCTCAGCACGATATTTGGAGAGCAGGTCTTTTTTCAAGCTTGCATCTTCTTCGTGGTCTGGCATTGTGATGTCTGGCATCTCGTGTTCCTCTTGTTCTGACCCTGTTACGTATGTATTTCCACTTCCAGGTGCTACCATTCCAAAGGTTGCGGGTCTATGAAAAACCTTTTTAGTACCTGTGCGTGTAAACTTTGTGTCCCGAAGTGGTCTGGCAGGAGTTTCCCTACCGAGCAAAGCCACTTCACTTAAATGTCCGTCTTCCCAGATTTCTGCACTTCTTCTGGGGTATTGATTAGATGCAAGATATTTTTCAAAATCTTTCTTTGACATCTCGACATCGCCAACAATACCTGCGCCCTCAAATGTAGAGTTGTCATCGCATAGAATCCGTATAGGCTTTGAGTGTATTTTGACAATATCTCCGATTGACTCTGTTGGCGAGTTCCCGTTATCGTCTTGGTGCATCAAGACTAGCTTTGGGTTAGCTCCTGCGCTCATGTGCCTTTTCGTCTTTGTGATGATAGATTCGATTGCCTCTGTGTCGAGGTCTTTTATATCTGAATCGTCTTCATCAAAGCCATCAATGTGTCCTACAAATAGTTCCAAGTCGTGTATTGTGACTTTATCGCCATTGTCGGATACTGAATGCGAAGGCATGTGCGGATTATTACCCATACTATGATTATCTACACATTTATCAGAATATGTGCGGTTTTTTTAGTGTTTGGGCAGTTGTGGTTAGTAGTGGGTTTTTTTGTCAGAAGCTTTTTTCATGTTCTGGATGGATTCATCGGAAAATCTCCACTGTCTTCCAACCTTCGTTCCATTGATGTCCCCTCGCCTTGCCATCCGATAAATCGTATTTTCGCTTACTCGCAACATGGAAGCTGTTTCGGTCAAAGTGTAAAATGTCTTGTGCCTCATATAAAGTTCCCTCGTTTAAAACCTTCGTCTGGGTAAATTCCTGCTTTTATTAAACCTTGCTGTTCTGGCGTATTCTTCTTATTTATTGCAATCATATCTGGATTACCATATTCGTCAAGTAAACCCATGTCGTTTGCGGAATCCCAATCTATCTTTATTAGTGTAGCCCGACAGTTGTAACCATTTGGCGGTCTTAGGTTTTGCCTATCCATTTCGCCTGGAGTTGTGATGTATCCGTCCATTACTGCGTGGTGTGGTCTACTCCTATCATCTACAATTTCAGTAATCATCACTAACGGAAACGCATCTTGCCCCTCGTCCGAACGCAATACAGACATGACTCCTTCGTTAGCCGATGTCATAATGTTGGTGCGATAGATAGTTTCTAGCCGAGCATCGGTTAAATTTACTGCGCCTTCTAACTTGGAACTATCAATAAATTCTGGAAGACTAAGCGACTTATCTGGCATAACGCCACGAATAGCATCAGCTAGAAGTTTTTGAAGATTGACAACAGTTGCATGGTCCACATCGGATACCCAAAAAGCATTACGCAAAGCAGACTTTATAGCATGCGATGTTTTTTGTAGGTAAGGTAGTATGTTAAGCCGTTCAGTAGAAACGATTTCCATAGCCATGTTGTTGGCTATTCGTTCCATCTGCTCTACTTGCATGCGTAGCATTGGGACTCTGCCTTCTAAATCTGCCAATGCTCTTAGGTTAGGAGCTGATTCAAAATCGAAATCAATTCTGAACTCGTCAAACATAAAGTCAAATTCTTCTTGTATGTCCTTATCTCTGGCAAACTCTCGCTTATGTGTAATCTTCGGATTGTCTGGGTCAAAGTCACCTGTGTTGCCTGTGGCTGATTTAATTTGTGTAGGGTCAAAAACTCCGTATGTTTGACCGCCCTCAACATCTGTTATATATCCCTCTGGACTTTCTTCGTCATACAGGGTTGTGTAATAGTTTGTATTGTCGTAGACAACAAAACCATCATATCC